TGAAGAATGTATTAGAATCTTTGAAAGAAAGTGTCAAGAGTGGCAAAATCACAATCAGAGAGGCAGCTATAAAGCTGCATAAAGCAGGGTGGACGAGTTTTGTAGACGTGGATAAAACGAAACAATTACTTGAATTATGAACTCAATAAATGTAAACGGTTGCAGCGTATGCCAGCCCGGCAAAGAGAATTACACTACCTACAACACCAGGTTGAGAGGTAAAAGAGTGAGAATGTACCAGTACGATTACCGTACTGAAAGTGGTGAACTCTTTGCTTGTTGTGCGCCTACCTTAGAGGCGTGTAGAGAAAGACGGGATAAATGGCTTAGTTCACGACAATAAGCCAATTGTCGTGTATAACGATTGAAGATATTTCGTTATCTTTGGTTGTGGTAGTACCTTTGGGGTACTATCGCGGGGTGTAGCAGTGGTAGCTTTTCACTTTGACTTGGTGAAGGTCGGTTGTTCGATTCAGCCCCCCGCAACTATTGAGTATTAATTTAAATTTGACACGATTATGAACATTCTTACATTAAGCATCAAACAGAAGTATTTCGATGAAATCTTGGCAGGCAAGAAAACCCACGAATACCGTGAAATCAGACCAACTAACGCTAAGAAGTATATCACTTACCTATGTGGCGGTAAAGAATATCCGGCTGATGCAGAACTGCCTGAAGAAGGTGAGGTAGAATTGAAGCCTATCAAGTACGATGCAATCAAGCTTCTGACAGGTGCATATACGGGCAAGCGTCCTTATATCATTGTAGAGGTAAAGAACGCAGAAGCAGTAATTCTCACAGATGAAAACGGTAATGATATTGTTTACGAACATCAAGGCGAAGAATATCTTGCCGCACAAATGGATTATACTTTGGGCAAGATATTAGAGAAATATATAGATTGATTTGTTTAACTTTTAAAATTAGAAAGCAGAGTCGCAAGAAGAATTAACAGAGTAGCCGGGCCTCGCAGAAATATGAATGGTGCAGGGGCAGGTGGTAGATTGGTTGCCAATCGTAGAGGTACAGCAAGTGCCACACAGTTAGGATCACGCAGACAGCGTTACAGTGATCTTCGTACTTCATTTGGTTTAAGTGGTGGCTAGCTATGAACAAAGTAGAACAAGCGAGTCAATATATAGACCTCATTCGGGTAAAATCGAATGAGGCTTTACTGTTTTTATCACTTGGTAAAGATTCGCTTGTTCTGCTTGATTTAGTCTATCCGAAGTTTGACCGGATTGTTTGCGTGTTCATGTATTTCGTCAAGAATTTGGAACATATTAACCGTTGGATAAACTGGACTAAAGCCAAATATCCGAAAATAGAGTTTGTTCAAGTACCACATTGGAATCTCACTTATATTCTCCGTGGCGGTATGTATTGTGTGCCAAACCCGAAAGTAAAGCTGTTGAAGTTGGCAGATGTGGTAAAGGCTATGCAACTTACTCATGGAGTTTATTATACATTCTTGGGTATGAAAAAAGCTGACGGTATGAATCGTAGACTTATGTTGAAAGGGTATGAGGTAAACGACTACGAGAATAACGGTATGGTTTATCCTTTAGCTGATTGGACACAAAAGGATATTCTTGCTTATATGAGGCAGCATAATTTACCCGAACCAGTTCGGTATTCATTGAAAGCCAGTTCGGGAGTAGGCTTTAATCTTGATTGTATGCTTTGGATGGAGAAGAACTATCCACAGGACTTACAGAGAATTTACAAAACTTTCCCGATGGCTGAAAGAGTACTTTGGGAGTATCATAATCAACAAAAATAATAGAAGGAAAGCCGAGTCAGAAGAAAATCAATTGATGATATTGCAGAGCAAAGATACAGACTATCTCGTACTTTAACGGGTAATAGGCTGAACAGAGTAAACTCTATTGCAAGAAAGTATATTCGATACATTGAACGAACCTTTGGGTATAACGAGGGGAAACAACAAGATGGCGCAAGAAAAGTATCTCGAAGAATTTATATGGGTTTAACTAATGGATGATATGGAATTGTCAAAATACATAAAGAGCGAATCGGTGGAACTTAACCGTTCTGCCATTCGTTTTGCAGACTACAATCCGAGAAAACTTTCCGATGAATCACGCAAAGCATTAAAGCGTGGTATCAAGAAATTCGGATTGGTAGGTGGAATAGTTGTGAATAAGCGTACCGGGCTTACCGTAGTTAGCGGGCACCAGCGTTTGTCTGTCATGGACGAATTGCAAAAGTTTCCCGATAACGACTATCGCATTCGTGTCGATGTCATTGACGTGGACGAACAGCAGGAAAAGGAGTTGAATATTCTAATGAACAACCCTAATGCACAAGGTTCTTGGGATTTTGACGCTCTTGCCCGTATTGTTCCTGATATTGACTGGAAAGATGCAGGATTGACGGATGCCGACTTGAATATGATTGGGGTTGATTTCCTTTTGCAGACCGAAGAAGAAAGCTCCATTGCTGACGAACTGGAAAGCATGATGTCGCCTGTAACAGAACAGAAAGAAGCCGATAAAGCCACCAAGCAGTTGGAACGTGCTGAAAAGGTAGCCCACATGAAAGAGGTCAAGCATCAGGTGAAAGAAAACGCACAGAAGCAAGCTGAGAACATGGATGCCTATGTGATGTTGTCCTTCGATACCTATGAAGCTAAAGCCGCTTTCTGCGAAAGGTTCGGGTATGAACCAGATATGAAGTTTATAAAGGGAGAAGTTTTTGATGAACAAGTAGAAAGAATAGATTAATTATTGGGAGGAAAGCTGAGTTAGAAAGAAAACATATAGCCAGTTATATCAGCAGTCCAGACGAATAATGTACAACGCTGGAAGACAATACGGGTTAGGTTCTGCAAGACAAAGAAACATAAGGGATAGAACGAAATCCATAATGGGAAGATATGCTGAGAAAATAGATAGCTATTTCTCAAAAAGAGGGGTTGATGTCTATGGAAACAAGCCAATTTCTCGCCGTGTATATATGGGTAACAATAACGGTTAAAATTATGATTGGCGATTTTATACTTTGGATAAGGAATGTTCTAAAGCAAAACCTGTTTTGTGTTCATCATTATGTTTGGAAAGGTAGTGTGATGTTCTCTGAGTTCAGGTATGAACAATGTGAGAAATGTGGAAAATTAAAGAAGTAATATGAGCAATAGTGAATCTCAAAATAGAAAAGGTAAAGGAGGAAGAAAGCCTAAGTTTGATTATACAAGCGAGGAATTTCTTTCTCTCGTGGAATCGTATGCCAAAAAGGGATTCACTGACAAGGAAATTGCTTATGCCATAGGGATTTTGCCTCAAACATTCTGCGAAAAGAAAAGTGAGTACACCGAAATATCCGAAGTCTTAGCGCGTGGGCGCGCGACAATCAATGCCACTGTAAGGGCTAAATTCCTTGCAATGGCTCTCGGTGGCATAAAAACCAAAAGCACCGTGGTAAGAAAACTGAAAGACCAAGAAGGCAACTTGACTGGTGAAGAAGAACTTCAGGTAAGTGAAAGTGAACTGGCTCCAAACCTTCAGGCAATGTCCGTTTGGTTATACCATCATGATGAAGAATGGAGAAAGGTTGAACGCCGACAAGATGAAGATGCCGATATACCTAAAGATATTGAACACGGAATCAATATTGATTCGTGGATTAAAGACAAGTTGAAATGATTGTTCCCCAAGAGATATATCATCCGTTATACACCGATGACGAGAAATTTATCATTCTCATCACTGGAGGTCGTGGCTCAGGAAAGTCTTTCAATGCTTCTACTTTCATTGAGCGGCTGACATTTGAAATGACTCCTACAGAGAAAATAGTCCATCAGATTCTTTATACCCGTTACACAATGGTGTCGGCTGGTATGTCTATTATTCCAGAGATGATGGAAAAGATAGATTTGGACGGAACAACTAAATATTTTAAGACTACCAAGACAGATATAGTAAACCGCATGACCGGCAGTCGTATCATGTTTCGGGGTATCAAGACTTCTTCCGGGAACCAGACAGCCAAACTGAAATCTATCCAAGGCATTACAACCTTTGTCTGTGATGAAGCGGAAGAGTGGACAAGCGAAGATGAGTTCGACAAGATAATGCTCTCCATTCGCAAGAAGGGTATTCAGAACCGGATTATCATTATAATGAACCCATGCGATTCCAATCACTTCATCTACAAGAAATACATTGAGAAAACTCACAAGCTGGTAGAGATTGACGGTGTGCAGGTTCAGGTTTCCACTCATCCGAATGTGCTCCATATCCATACTACGTATTTTGATAACTTGGATAACCTTTCTCCTGAGTTCCTGAAAGAGGTGGAAGATATGAAGGTGAGTAATCCTGAAAAGTATGCTCATGTGGTTATCGGCCGGTGGGCTGACGTTGCAGAAGGTGCTGTGTTCAAGAAGTGGGGAATTGTTGACGAGTTCCCGGCTGAATGCAAAAAAGTTGGCATAGGGCTGGACTTTGGGTATAGCATGGACCCCACAGCGATAGTTAGGTGCGGAATATGGGATAATAGACTATATCTTGACGAAGTAGATTACCGAACCGGATTGCTTTCAACCGATATAGTCAAATCGCTTAGACCCTGGGGCATGAAAACTATTGCCGATAGCGCAGATCCGAGATTGATACAAGAAATCCATAACGGGGGAATAAGGATATATGCCGTCGAAAAAGGTGCTGGATCAATCAATGCAGGAATTGACAAAATGCAAAGTCTTGAAATTTTCGTAACCAAGCGTTCATACAACCTGCAAAATGAGCTGAGGAATTATGTATGGGATAAAGATAAAGACGGAAGGTATATAAACACTCCAGTGGATGCAAACAACCACTGCTTTCGTGGAGACACACTGATTACTACCATAAATGGCGATATTCCTATCAAGGATATTCGGGTCGGGGATTATGTTCTTACACGAAATGGTTATAAAAAAGTGCTTAAGAAACACAATAACGGAGTAAGAAAAGTAATTGAAAAAGAAGTCTTTATAGGCTTTGAAAAACGAACATTTTTTGCTACCTTAGAACATAAATTTAACGCAAACGGAAAATGGAAGAAGTACGGAAAATTAACAAAAGGGGACAAGTTGTTTGTTCTATCGAATTTAACGGGAGAGTGTACAAACGGTATCCAAATGGGAAACACCCCAATTATTACTATTGGAAATTTGGACACGGAAACAAACAGAGCGAGATGCTGCATCATGCCGTTTACAAATTCTATCATGGGGAAATTCCGAATGGAAAGATTATCCACCACATTGACCACAATCCGCTCAATAACTCGATTGAAAACCTTGAAGCGGTTTCAAGAAGTGAACATAATAGGCTACATCCGGAGAAAATTGACAATATTGTCAGAATGGGTCTTAACACAAAAGGCGCATATACAAAATCAAATTGGAATCAAAGAAGAATTAAGGCAATTGCCCGATTACAGAGCGAAGAGAGAGTGTGCGAGCAATGTGGCGGACGATTCACAGCAACAAATGTTCATCAGCGATTTTGCTCAAAGAAATGCCATCACAAATGGCAGTACACCTCGCCTAAATGTACGACAGAAATGGTGTGCCAATACTGCGGAATCACATTCATGGGGAACAAGTATCTTAAGCCCAAATGCTGTTCAAAAGAATGCGCACATAAACTGCAAGCAAGTAACAGACGTAAAAACAATAAGTGAAAGCTATTGCGAGGTATATGATTTGACCATTGAAGGTGAACATGAATATTTTGCTAATGGGGTTCTCGTGCATAATTGTATAGATGCTGTACGTTACTATGTATTGGGTGAGCTTCTTGGTAAGATTCAGAAGCCGAAAGATTTAACAGGAATATTCACACATTAAAAATATAAACTATGCCATTGAATTTAGAAGAAATATTAGCATTGCCTGACATCGGGCAGAAGATAAACTACCTGAAGAAAGGTAGGAAGACTGAACTTCCCGACCGTTGCAAACTTTGGGATGATTGGAATCCGGAACGACATGAAATCATGGTTGACAAAAAGAAATATCCGGACAGAAAGGTTCTTGAAAAAGAAGCAGAGAAGCACTTCGATGAAAAAACGGGTAAGACTTATGAAATCGAAGCAAAGTATAAGACTGAACCGGTGAACCGTATCTCCATTCCATTGGAACAGGATATCGTGAACATCCAAACTGCTTTTACAGTCGGCACAGAACCGTCTATGGATTGCACTCCAACTGATGATGATGAAAAGAAGCTGCTGGATGCGGTAAAGGCTGTATTTAAATCCAACAAAATCAAATACCAAAACAAGAAGATTGTCCGTGCCTGGCTCTCCGAACAAGAAGCGGCAGAATATTGGTATGTTACCGATGATGATTCGTTTTGGGCAAAGTTTTGGAAGAAAGTTAAGACTACGTTCGGTGGCAAGGTCAAGCCCACCAAGAAACTGAAAAGCGTGTTATGGTCTCCATTCAGAGGTGATAAACTATACCCGTTCTTTAACGACGAAGGTAAAATGATTGCTTTCTCACGTGAGTATAAAAAGAAGCTCATGGATGATTCGGAGGTCACCTGCTTTATGACTATCACGGACAAAATGGTTTATCAATGGGATTTGTCTAAAGGGTATGAAGAAAGAACGCCTTTTGCTCATGGATTCCCAAAACTACCGGTTCTTTATGCTTATCGTCCTGAACCTTATTGCAAGAAGATAAAGACATTCCGTGTCCGGCTGGAAAAACTGTTATCTAATTATGCTGATTGTATAGACTACCATTTCTTCCCACTGCTGAAGCTAATTGGAGATGTAGAGGGTTTCATGGGTAAGGTTAAGGATAGAATGGTCAAACTTACAGGTGAAGGTGCGGATGCCCAGTATCTGACGTGGAACCAAGTTCCGGATACGGTACGTTTTGAAGCAGAAACACTCACTAATATGGCTTATGATATGTCAAACACTCCAAGAATATCGTTTGAGACATTGAAAGGCATAGGCAAGGCTTCCGGCACTGCTTTCCGCTTCATGTTTATGGGTGCACATATGGCGGTAGAAAATCACGGTGAGGTTATCGGTGAGTTCTTGCAGCGGAGAGTAAATTTCATTGTTTCCGCTTTAGGCTCTATCAATCCAACCGAGTTTAGCAAGGCATCGCAGACCATTGACATAGAAACAGAACTGGTTCCATATATGATTGATGATTTGAATGATAAGGTTACTACGGCTGTCTCCGCTGTTAGTGGTGGTGTATGGTCAAGACGTGAGGGCATTATGTTTGCTGGGAACGCGGATCGCATTGATGAAGAGCTGAAGGAAATCAAAGAGGAACAGGTGGCAAAGAATGAGCAAATCGGAAATAAGGGACAGAAAAACGCCTCTTAGTCAGAAAAATTACGGGATTTATAATTTTTTGATAGGGAAAATAGGATAGTTAGTGGTGACTCTTTGGAGTTGCCGCTATTTTTTTGCTCTTTAAATTGTAAATATTAGAATATAATTTTGAATTATAGAATTATATATGTATTTTTGTCACACGATAATTGAGTAACCAATGAGAATATTTACCGAACAAGCATTAAAAGAATATGCAGAGAACCATCCCGATTCAAAGGTCGCTTTGCAAGAATGGACTACCATTGTGAAAAGAAGCAAGTGGACCTGTTTTGCCGATATTAAGAAAACGTTTAATAGCGTTGATAATGTAGGTAATCAACACTATGTTTTCAATATCAAAGGCAATAACTATCGTTTGGTAGTAGTGATTAAATTCACTATTCAGTTTGTGTATATTCGCTTTATTGGTACTCATAAAGAATATGATAAAATAGATTGCGCTAATATTTAGGATTATGACAAAGATAGAAAATCAAGCCCAATATGAATGGGCGGTGAAAAGAGTAGAGGAACTTCTTCCATTAGTGAAAGATGATACTCCTTTGAATGACCCAAATAGCATAGAATTGGAGCTTCTTTCTAATTTGGTTGCTGATTATTCCGAAGAACATTTTGCATTGGGAGAACCAACACTTGTGGATGTTCTTAAACTTCGTATGTACGAAATGGGGCTTAATCAAAAATCACTTGCAAAGTTAGTTGGTGTCAGCCCATCACGATTAAGTGATTATATATCTGGTAAATGTGAACCAACCTTGAAAGTTGCTCGTGAGATAAGCCGGAAGCTAAATATTGATGCAAATATAGTGTTGGGAGTATAAGTATAAGTTTTTGTCGTGATATATTTTAGGCGTGATTCATTCGGTTTCACGCCTTTTTTTATACCATTTTACGACAATCGTTTTATTGTCGTGTATCACCTATCTGATAATTTTTCACCTTCTTTATAAATAACGAAATTTACCGTAGAAATTTATAAATCAAATTCATACGGTATGACAATCTTAGAACAAATCTTAGCAGGGCTACAACAGAAATTCGCTGGGGTGGACACTGCTATTCTTACCCGCATTGCCACCAAAAAGGCAGAGGGTGTAACGGACGAGACAAAAGTAAACTCCATTGTTGAGGGTATCAGTTTTTCGGACGTGCTTAATTCCTATGGTGATTTCCGTGCCGGGGATGCTTCAAAAACGGCAGTGACTAACTACGAGAAGAGGCATAACCTTAAAGACGGTAAGCCAATCGAGACTACCACAACCACCAAAACGGAAGAGAATAAAGACGATGTGCCTGCATGGGCGCAAGCTTTAATTGACTCCAACAAGAACCTTTCTGATAAGCTAACACAGTTAGAAACGGAAAAGGCTCAAACAACACGTAGCCAGCAGATTTTGGCAAAGGCAAAGGAGTATGGTATTCCCGAAAACTACGCCAAACGATGCGCCATTAAGGACGATGAGGACTTGGACGCATACTTCAAGGACTTGAAGCAGGAGTTTGCGAATGACGGCTTTAAGGGTGTAGTTCCTCCAGATACAGCAAAAAAAGAACTGGAGAATGAGACTCAGTCGTTTGCGAAAATGATTGCAGACGACACTAAAGAAATTGTAGAACAACAAAAACAGTGATTTTATGGCAGCAGGATTTAAGTATAATCTTGAACCGGAAGTTGAGCAGGAAGAACGCTACGACGTAGAAACCGGACGCAGACGCAGAGGTCCGTACAAGTTGGACACAACCAACCTCGTTGTCGGCTCGTACTTGCCCTCATTCACACCGATTGCAGCTGACTTGGTGAAGAAAACATCCCAAGTGGCTATCCGTGTGGAAGTATATGAGAAGTTTACAACAGGCTCCAATACCACATTGAAAATCAAGAAACGTTCTTTGGCTTACAAAGGTATGCACTTGGGTAACGGTGCGCATGGAGCGACAATCAACGCTATTGACAAGGCTGACAAAGCTTTTGATAAGCTGACGTTAGCGGCAGACTTTGGAGAAAATCTAGAAGCTGGAACAGTTCTTTACGAAGCGACAGCCGCAGACGGTACAACGCCCAAAGTTATCGCAAATTCAGCTCTGTATGAAAGGAAGCAGGTAGAGGATGGCATAGTATTGGTTTCCCTTTTGATGCGTGCGTTTGAAATCGAACCGACCAAGCTGGTAATGCCTTTCGCAGATATTGACAAGGCGAATATGCCGCACTTCCAGTTTAACGCTTTGGATGTCAAACAAGAAAAAGAAGCCGTATCTATTCCTAAGGCTTCTTCTAGTCAGGACGGTTTGATGAGTAAGGAAGATAAAGCCAAATTGGATGGGGTTGCAGCACAAGCTAACAAGTATACTTTAACAGCAGCTACGACTTCTGCTTTTGGAGGTGTAAAGCAGGCAGCCAAAGTGAATGATGCATCTGGTACGGTGTCGGTAGAAAACTTTAACGGATTATTGACAGCGTTGAAAAACGCAGGTATAATGGCAAAATAAAGAAAGGAGGACTAATATATGATGCTAACTATTCATACATTGTTTAATGACCCGAACATTGTAAATGCAGTGATTCAGCGTGTCCTCAAGACAAGAAAGGACACAATTTATTGGCAGCAGTATTTGGGCTTCCGTAGGACTACTACTCGTGTATTTAAAGACTACATCGGTCAGGTTACTGGCGTGATGGCTGGTTCCATCAACTCCCGTTATGGCGAAAAGCCTATCCGTGAACGCAGGAATATCGGTTCCGGATATGGTGAGATTGCCTATTTGGGTGACCGCTATCAAATCTCAATCGACCGTTTGTCTGACTTGCAGGACTTGATAGATAAGTATAATGCCGCCAAACCGGAAGACCAGAAAGCAGCCATGCGTGACATCGTGGACTTCATCTATGACGATTACCGTCAGGTATTGCTGGCACCGCACAAGCGTATGGACATTATCGTAGGCTCTCTGTTGATGACTGGAGCAGCAAGCGTGAAGAACAAGGACGACAATGCCGGAGGAATTGACTTATTGAACATCGACTTGCCGTTTAAGTTTATCAAGCCGGACACAGAGGATAAAGACTATTTCGTCACTTACTTGCAGCAGAAACTGAATGAGCTGAAATCTATTTACGGCACATTCCCCAAGATGATTATGAGCCGTGGCACATTCATCAAGAATATTATCGGTTCAAGTGAATTTGGAGATAAGTTCAAAATGCAGCTTACAGGCAATGAAATGTATATGTCTACCGGGCTTATCACCTCGCAACTGGCTTCTACCATTTTTACAGGTATCGGACTTCCGGCTATTGAAATCAAGGAAGATTATGTGGTAGACCAAACAGGTAAGAATATCCCCATTTATGCAGATGGTCGTATTTCCCTGCTTCCGCAGGATAAAATCGGTTATATGCGCTTCCACACTCCTTATGAAGCTGTGGATGGTGTACCGGGACGTAATTACACTCAGGCAGATGGCGATATGCTGATTTCAGGTTACAAGGACGGCAATGGTCGCTATCTGGAATACACAGCCGAATGGATTCCGCAGATTGCGAACCCGAACCTGATTGTGAACTTCGATTTGAGTGAGATGAACGCATGACAGTAAACGATTATATATTACAGAAGTTTCAGACCTTCAGCGTTAACTTGTCGGAGGCTGACCTTTTCGATATATGTCTGAACGCAAAGATAAGCGGAGGGGGTGAGATGAACGAGGATTGCCAAACACGGGTGTCGGTGGCAATTGCGAAGTTCATCCCCTCTCTATTGCTTCGTGCCACTTCCATCAGCGAAAGCGGTTTTTCTATGTCTTGGAACATTCAAGGCATTAAGGATTACTATTCATTTCTGTGTAAACAGTACGGTTTGAAAGACGAACTGGGTAACAAACCTAAAGTGACTTTCTTATGATATTCGCCCCACACATATTGCAGGTAAAAGTTATCACCCCGATGGACAAGGATGAGTTTGGCAGACCTATTCCCGGAACAGGTGGTGAATACTGGCAGAAGGTATGCAAGTGCCGTTGTGATGATAACACTACCAAAGAGTTTTCATCTGATAACGGCTCTGTGTATCGTCCGAATTATCATGTAGTATGTGAGAAAAGAATTACTGTCAAGGCTGGTGATGAAGTACGTTGCATGGATGGTGATGGCGTAAGAGGTCAAGGCGAAGTCTACACGGTAAAGAGTACAAACTACTTTAACTACTCGGAATTATGGATGTAGATTTCGATTTCTCAGATGTCGACTCCTTTTTCGATGAAGGAGAATGGGAGGTCGAAAAGAAGATGATTGATGTAGGCGATGAAGCCGTGAAGTACGCAGAGGAACATGGGGATTATCAAGACCATACACTCACTTTGAGAACGTCCAATGATTACGATGTCAATAAAGACGGTTTGACATTGAAAAACGAAGCGGAATACGCATCATTCGTAGAATCTAAAGGGTATGATGTTTTGAGTAGTGCTGCTTTATTTGCGGAGAAACGATTAAAAGAAGAATTTGAAAAATGAAAAAGTACATTGGAACAAAACAGATTGAAGCAGAACCTATGACATTGGGTGAAGCTTGCAGTAAAGGCTTGGTAAAAAGTGAAATAGAAGAGAATGAGTCTTATAAACTAGGATATCACACTCGTACTGAATATGGCTATGAAAGTTGGTCACCCAAAGAACTGTTTGAAGAATCATATCGAGAAGTCAAGAAAGAAACTCCTATCTGTTTCGGTGATGCTATCGAAGTGTTAAAACAAGGTGGGACTGTTCGTAGAAGTGGTTGGAACGGTAAAGGTTTGATGGTATTCAAACAAGTGCCAGCTCATATCGAAAGCGACATCATCCCTAAGATGCAATCGCTTCCCCAATCGGCAAAAGACCTTATTCTGAAAGGTAAGGGATTTATTGACTATACAAGCCAGTGTCTTATCTACAACGAGAATACCGGACGCGCTGATTCATGGGTTCCGTCTATCAGTGATGTATTTGCAGAAGATTGGGAGATTGTGGAATGATAGTAACTACCGACATAGGAAACATTCTCTATCGGGACTGCAAGGCTTTCGGAATAGATATAGTGCCTGATGGTGAAACGCTGACGGGTGAATTGAAGTCCGAAAGGATTGTCATCCACACGAAGAAACAACAGCCGGGAAAGTATTGGAAGAAATCTTTTGCAGAAGTGAATCTATGTGTACCCAATTTAAGCGAGAATGAAGCGAACACAATCCGGCTTAACGAACTTGAAAGAAAGGCTGACAAGCTGCTTGATGATGTAGTAAGCACCTATGACGGTACAACCTATCGTTACTCTATCGAATCAATTGGCGCGGAAGCGGATGCAGCTTTGAAATGCCATTACGTGAATGTGAGAATTTTATTTGAAGTAATAAATGTAAAACTATAAGATTATGATTTCAGCAGTAGGAATAAAAAGAATCTTGTTTGCCGATATTGATAAGGTAACGGCAGACATTACCCCCGAAATCGCAAAGACTTTGATTCAAGCCGCTATCAAAGCGAAAGATGAGGTTTTGAATGTACACGGGGAAACGTGGCAGATTGAGGAAACGGAAGCCTCCGTCACTGGGTACAAGAACCAATTAACGGGAAAGAATTACCGTTACGATGATGTGCCGGGAGAAGTATCGCCCGCTTTCTCTATCGGACAATATGACTGGAAGACCAAGAAAGCGTTCATGGGTGGCGATGTTATTCAGGCAACATCTAAAGATGTAGGTTGGAAGCGTGCTTTGGATAAAGTTATTATCAACAAAGCATTGTTCTGTCTGACCGATGATGATGTCTGGTTCATCTTCCCAAAATGCCGTATTGTTTCCCGTGAAGCCAATACGGATAAGGCAATTGCAATCGCTGTAAAAGGCTTGGTGCAGGAACCGGGAATCGAAGGTGTTTCTTCTGAGTATAACTATGAAGAAGGGCAGATTAAAGCTTTGCAGGCATGAACTACAGTAACCATTGTACCTACTCCTTCCGATGCGACCGTAAAGCTGGACGGTGCAACGGTCAAGTCAAAGCAGGTGAATGCTGGGGCTACCGTTCACTATGAAGTGTCGAAAGTGGGGTACGTCACTCAGTCAGGAGATATTAAAACCACTCCTTCTGAAGTTGATACCACTCTTAAAAAAGAGATAACATTGGTAAAAGCACAAGAGTGATAACCGGGGGATGGATATATACCATTCCCCCTTTTAGTTTAAGAATATGAATCAAGCAGCAAAAACGGTTTCTGATGCTTTGTTAGGGCTGGATTTCATGAATGTGGAGATAGGAGGGATGGTTTATACCATTAAACCTCCTACAATTAAAATTATCTGTCGTGCCATTCATCATTTTTCCAATATCGGCATGACTGGAGATAATGTCATGGAAGCTATTAAAGAGCTTCCTGAAGCTACTGAAGATATGCTGAAAGGTATTTCATGCTTTATCTGCGGGAATGATAGTTTGGTCAAAGAATTGGAGAACGGCACTTTTGAAGAAGTCAAAGATGCCTTGGAAGTCTGTTTCTCTATGATGGATATTTCGGCTTTTCAGTGTGTCAGCTCGATGAGGAACGTGTCGATGCTGGCAGCAAGACCGAAACAGTAGGAAACACAACGTTCTTCGGGCAGATAGCCCATTTGATTGACACGCTGCATCTGAGTTATACAGAAGTGTTTGAGATTATCCCTTATCGGAATCTGCTGATGATGCAACGGGATAAATTACGCGCAGTATATGGTGGTCAGAAGGTGAATAGAATCAGTGGTAAGGAATTGGCTAATCGTAGGAAAAAGAAATAGATATGTCAAAATTATATTTTAAGATAGGTAGTGACTGGGAAGAAGTTGTAAGACTTCGTAATGAAATTGCAAAATTAAAGCAGGAGTTAATGAGCATGGATGGCACGCAGACTCCTGCTGCTTTCAAGGCTTTGAATGCCCAACTTGCTGCATCCAACCAAAGATTGGATGAGTTGGTGACTAATGCAGCCAAAGCTGGAGCGGAGATGGAAACGGGATTCAAAAGGAAAATCTTCGATGCTTCCCAGGCCGTGAATGGATTCACAGAGAAGATTCTTGCTCAAAAAGCGGTAGTTAAGGATATTGAAGCGGATGTAAAACGACTTGGGGATGCTTATCGTATAGCATTGAAAAGGAATCCGTTATCAGCAAATAGCAAGTTAGAAGAATACAATGCTGCCCGCAAAGCTCTTGATGAAGAAAAGGCAGCTTTATTTGGATTAACCCAACAACAAGCCGAAGCGCGTCTTTCCGTAAAGAAACTTCGGGATGAATACGCCCTTTACAATGATAATGCTAAGGAAATCGTAGAGAGTAACAACGGTATCGCTATTTCTTGGAAGAAAGCATTGGCGGTTATTGGTGGTGCTGGAGTATTAAAGGCATTAGGTTCTGAAATGATTCGTGTTCGTGGAGAATTTCAATCCATGCAGACCGCTATTGAGACTATGGTTGGAAAGGATATGGCAGGACAACTGATTCCGCAAATCAAGGAGCTGGCTAAGATTTCTCCACTTACTATGTCAGATATGGTTGGAGCAGAAAAGATGATGCTTGGATTTAACATACAAGCAGAAGACACTATCAAATACTTGAAAGCCATTAGTGATATTTCTATGGGGGAATCCAGTAAGTTCAATTCGCTAACTTTGGCATTTTCACAGATGTCAGCAGCGGGTAAACTTATGGGGCAGGATTTGAATCAAATGATAAACGCTGGATTCAACCCGTTACAGATTATCTCCGAAAAGACCGGAAAATCTATCGCAACTTTGAAAGATGAAATGTCCAAAGGTGCTGTTTCCGCTGAAATGGTTCAACAGGCATTCATTGATGCAACTTCCGCAGGTGGTAAGTTCTATAATATGTCTGAGAATGCTTCAAAGACTATCAATGGTCAGTTGTCTATGATGCAGGATGCTTTGGATTCCGTGTTTAACGAATTGGGAACAAAGTCGGAAAGTGTTATCATGGACGGTATTCAAATGACAACTTCGTTGATTCAGAATTATGAAACAGTAGGTAGAATCTTGGCTGGATTAGTGGTTACTTATGGTACATACCGGACCGCAGTGATGCTTGTTACTGCTGCCGAAAGTAAACATACTCTTGTGGAGATTGGACTTACCAATGCCCGTTTATTGGCACGAAAAGCGCAGTTAGCTTTAAACGCTGCAATGCTTACCAATCCTTATGTGTTGTTGGCTACTGCTGTAGTAGGACTTGGAGTTGCAATGTTGGCTTTCCGCGATTCGGCAACAGAAGCAGAAAAGGCACAGAGAAGGTTTAATGAACAGCAAGAAGAAGCTAAAAAGCAAGAAGAAGAACACAAACAGAAGATTGATTCCCTCGTACAAAGTTCTCGTGATATAGCGTTGTCGGATTTACAAAGAGGTCGAAGTTTAGCGGAGTTAAGAAAAGAATACCCTAAGATATTCGCTCAATATGACATCGAAACCATTAAGTTGGCTGATATACTTAAACTAAAGCAACAGATAACGGAAGAAGATGCGAAACGTGCCGGAGAAAAGCAAACCAAGGAACTTTCTAACATTGAATCTGAAATCAAATATTACGAGAATCTGCTGAAAACTCTTTCCGGTCAGCAAGGCGTTGATGGATATGTGAAGAAACTAAAAGAATTGCGTGCTATGCGTGATGTCATGCTGCAAGAAAAAGGCAAAGGCATCTCCGAACAGTTCATTTCCAATCTTAAAGATGTTAATACTAATGAGTTTGACCGCTACATCTCTGAGTTGGAGAAGCGTATCAGAGGAAAGGGGGAAAATGGAACTGTGAAACTTCGTTTGCCTATTGATATTAAGGGTACTTTGTCTGATGAAGCAATCTATAATGTGAAAGACATAAAAACACTTATAGATACAGCAAAATCAGTCAAGCAAACCCGAATTGATTCAGAGAAGAATAAAACTACCTACAAGCAGGATTATGAGAAAGCGAAGAAAGACTGGGATGATGCTAAGAAGAAACTTTCTGAAATAGAAAAGAATAAATCCAAGTTTACTTCAAAGCTGTATGAAGAAGCTAAGAAACGAGTAGAAACAACTGAAAAAGCCTATAAAAATTTGGGCGGTATTACTGGTAGTTCTTTGACCA